TGTAAGAGTCGAAAAAAGTTTTTTATCGCCGGGTGTATCATTTCACCGGCTAAGTAGCATCTATTCAGATTATCCGAAGTACACCGACTGTGTGCCGGGTGTGAACGAATCACCGAGATTCTTTACTACGATCACGTGATAATAAAGATCTGCACCAAAGATGTTGTCTACTACACCATAACGGGTGAGTAAGCCAACGCGAGGAGCAAAATCATTAGGACCAACTGTACGCTGCACCATCACTGGGATGTATGGACAATAAACGATACCTGTGTCGTAAAACTCAGGTCCTTTATATCCTAAGAGAATGTACTCAAGTCGTTCGGTACGACCAGAGAGAGTTTTATTCTCATATTGTGCTTCTGTACGTGTATCGCGGTAAACATTGAACCTTCCACCAAGATTTCCGACGCGCGCGATCCCAACGGGTTGGGTGTTCACATTGCCTTGAACTTGCATCCACTGAAACTCAGGGAGCATTTCCAAAATTGCGCAAACGCGAGGTGTTGCAACTAAGAAGTTAGCAGCACCACGACGGTTACGAATAGCAATACGATTCGCTTCGACGATGATCTTAGCATAAAGGTCACGATTACGTTCGGCCATCCAACGTCCATCTGCACTAGCAGGGCTCCAGGTGCTAACACCTTTTCCGGGGCCTGCGGTTGCAGCAACTTGAACCATTCTCATGAGCATTTCACGGTCGATTTCAGCCTGAATTTCATACGACATAGCGTTTGTCAATTCAGTGTCGATATCAATACCGTTCATGTTCTTGAGGTCTTGTTCAAGTTCAACGCTCCAACGAGCAGCAAGTCTACGAGTACCAGCTTCAACAGCAGTCTTTTCAAATGAAACGACCATCTGTGGAATATTGCCAGTGAGTTCGTAATCCTTGAGCAACGCAGCAACACCTTTGTCCTCGTCCACAAAATCTCCGATTTCTCCTCCGCCGACTAAGTCGTCAGATTGAGCTCCGGTGAAACGTGTGTCGAGAGTTTGGTATCCAGCTTCATTGGAGTCTGGTGCTGCAGTTGGGTTTTTCGCGGCATATCCGCCTTCCCCTCCTCCAGTACTTTTTCCATCGATTCCGGAACCAAGTGTGTCGTTTTCGTACTTGTAACGCATAGCGAAAGCAAGTCCGACTGGTCCGCTCATTGGTTGAACGCCAACGATCTCATTAGTGATTAGTTCAGGGAATGTACGACGAATCATAGGGATCAGAATCTTGGGAAGACGAGCGTCTCCGGTAGCGTAAAGATCACCAGTTGGTGATGCTTGTCCGCCAAGTTGACCAAATGAACCAGCAGAGCCAAGAGCGTTACCACCATATGAATTCTCTTTCAAGCACCATGTCTCTTGGTTTTCCAAGAGGATCGCGGTGTTTAAACGGGAATGATCATCTGTGATAGCTTTGACGTTGTCGGAACTGTAGTCCAACACTGGAGCCCATTTCTCAAGAAGAACGCTTGCGCGCTCCTGATCGATGTATGATTGCGAGGGTTTTACCTGTGACATATCTAATGTTTCCTTGTACCTACTCAGGCCCGTAAGGCCTCAACAAAGTTTACCACCTATTCAACTCCCCCATGTAGTTGTTGAATAATCCTGCGTCTTGTTTGTTGCCAGGATTGGACTGTTCGATTTGTGATTCAACACTCTCTTGTACAACTTGTTTCTTTTCAACAGTTGGACGCTCAGCGATTTTTTTACCGGCAGTCGCGTCTTCTTTGAGTGTGGTTAGTTTTTCTGTTTCTGTTTTATCGAACATATCCAGCGTGTATTGAAAATTTTCTTTGATGAACTGTGTGCTTTTTCCAGAGAACACTTTCTCGAGGTGGCGCTTTTTGGTAGCTGGTAAACCCTCGGTGAGTTGTTCGATCAAAATTTTAGCATCTTTACTTTCAGTTTGTTCTCTGAGAATTACATTCTCTTGTTTCAACGCTTCAAGTGCAGCGGTTGCCTCATCTATTTGTTTTTTACCATCAATAACAGCTTCACGTACTTGTGTGTTGGACAATGCATTGTCAATTGACAGAGACTTGCGGAGTGACTCGAGTACTGTCATTGCATGCTTGTTCTTCACAGCTTCTTGTATGTCTTCAGCTGGTATAGCTTTCTCTATATATAGATCAATGTAATTGCTGATGTTATCAACTAAGCTCTCTTTGAACAGTTTTGCATCCCCGTCAATCTCTTTGCGGAATTTTTCAACCAATGCGATGAGTTTCTGTGAATGGTTCTTGTCAAGAGCACCAACAACACGCTTCAGCTTGTTAGTATGGTCAGTGTCAATAGCCTCTAGAAGCTTCTCAAGCTTGACCGAATGTTCTTCGTCTTGCTCGACCAGAGCTTTCTCAACACGCAGCTGAGCTAACTCTTCAGCTTTACTTTGTACTGATTCATTAAATGCTTGCTCGATCGAGTCAAGTGTTTCTTCACTCAACACGTCTGATGCAACCTTCTTTAGTTGTTCTG